CAGCCGCTGCTGGCTTATTCCAAAGTGCTGATCCGAAGTCTGGCATTAGCTAAAATCCAATTGCGGTGCGCCGAGCAGGATGGTGTTGTCGGCTTGTATAATGTACGGCAGCACATCCACTTTGGCTGACCCGCTTGAAAGTGTAGGTGCGCTGCCCCCAACATTCTTGTAATCGGAAGTCCACGTTGCCGTTGACGCTGAACTGTCTTGAATCAGTACGATCACTCCAGTTTGTCCGGTGTTGCCTGAATCGGTTGTTGGGTTGGTAAAAGCGTTCGTGCCAGCACCTAAAGTGATCACGAAATTCTGGTAGGTGTCGAAATCTAGTACGCCAGAACTTAACGCTGAGAAGGCAGCAGTCTGTGTGTTGCCTTGCTGGGCCGCACTCCAAGAGTTGCTTACATCGTTCTTCGTGGTGTCGGCATCGTAGGCTTGAACTTCTGTGCCAATAGTCCCTGTAGCCGCATCCCCTAAACCAAGATTAGTGCGGGCCGTGGATGCAGTTACATCACTCAGGTTATTGCTGATCTGAAGATAGTGCGCGTTATGGTTGTGCGCCGAGGCAGCAGCACCAATGTCACTCAACACTTCAGACCCGCTGCGACTTTCCAATCCATTTGCCGTAAACCGGGCATACTCGTCATCGGCCACAGCCGCTGAGTCAATTTGAACGGCGTTTGTGTTGGCGATGCCGAAGGTGAGTGTGTCTTGCTTGGCGTCTACTTCAGACTGAGTGACTTCGGCATTGAGTGTAGCACCAGTAAAGCTAAGTCCAGTTCCGGCAGTTACAGTGTCTTGCTTGGCGTCTACTTCGGATTGAGTAACCTCGGCATTGAGTGTAGCACCACTAAAGCTCAATCCAGTTCCGGCAGTTATAGTGTCTTGCTTGGCGTTCCAAGTGGACGCGCTGCTGATCGCTGCATCGCCAATGTTACTCAGGCCCAGAGCAATCGTGCCGCTCGATGTGATGGGCGACCCGGAGTCTACATCAATACCGTCCGAGCCAGTGATCGCCACGCTGGTTACCGTGCCGGAGCCGCCTCCGCCCCCGCCTGACCCACTGCTGGCTGCCGTGATCCGGCCCTGTGCATCCACCGTAATGTCAGCGTTGGTGTAGCTGCCAGCAGTCACGCTGGTGTCAGCAATCTTCGCAGCCGTAACGGCGTCATCAGCGATCTTATCGGTGGTTACAGCGTCATTAGCAATCGTTAGTGCAGTGTCTCCTGTCACATCACCTGTGTGCGTGGCGTTTGTGACCTTTGCCGTGTTGGCTGTGACTGCTGAGTTGTTGGCTACCTCGGTGTCGAAATCTGAAATGGTAGAAGCCGCCTGTGTGCCAGTGTGATTGGCGCGGTCTTTTAAATTGGCGTCAGTGTCGTTGGCTGTGGCACTGGGAGCAATGCCATTCAGCTTAGTGTGGTCGGCGTCAGTAAATGCGTTTGTATCTGCTTCTCCCTCGTAAGCGGTTTTAATTTCGGCGCCGGTTTGATCTGCTGTCGCCCCATCTTCCAGGCTACTAATTGCGGTGCCGCCCAAAGTAAGAGTGCCGCCGACAGTAAGGTTGCCGGTTGACTCTAGGGTGCCGGTAGATTTTACCCCGGCAGTCGATACCTGCAATGTGCTTTCGGTACCTTCACCATCCATCACCGTGCGCAGGGTGCCGTCCACGCCCGAATTTGCATTTGGCACCTGCAAGAGATCCTTGTAGGTATCCGAAATTGCTTTCCCGTTTAATGAATCGCTTCCCGCCATAACTTAAATTCCCCAGACTCGTTTAATTTCTTTTTTGCTGTAGTTCGACTTCCACCTTCCGCCCCGGTTTTCCAGTTCCCGGTACCCGCGCCGAACTTGTTCTTTCATGGTGCCTGGATCGGTTGCATTTCCACTAACACCAAATCCCGCAACCAGGTCGCGGGTGTAAACTCTTCCATCCTCGGTAATTGCCTGAGTGCCACGTTGCACCAGGCGCTCGACGGTCTTGCCGTCTTCATCTTTAAAAACGTAAATCGGCATTGTAAAAGCCGGGGGGAGGTTCCCCTCCCCCCAGTTGTCAGCTATTAGCTGAAGTTAGTTTTGGAGTACATTTCGACGTAATACTTCGGCTGAAGTGTCTTCGCCGCGTAGAACGATTTGTAACCCACAACCGTTTTCTGGTTGAGAGGATCGTCCTTGCTGGCGCCGTCGGTGACGTACACGCTCGGCCCGTAAGGGCTTTGACTCGCAACATCCGAAACGCCGTAGGCGTTTTGACCGAACACGAACGAGGAGTGGACAGTGCCGCTCGCGTCGTAAGTGTGCTGAGTGCTTCCGTCGGACAAGAAAGGAACGGTGGTCTGGAGGAAACGGATTCCCCACAAGCGGCCGATCTCACCCTTGTACAACGACTCAACAGCGGAGTAGCTGGCAGCATTCTGCCAACCGCTGGTCTTCATCAGGTCACTAGCCACTTCCGGGCTAACAACGCCGACGTAGTTTCCGCCGATCATCGGTGTGTTGTTTTTGCGAAGCTGCGTGGTGCAGTCGAGGAAGTCGTTAAACTCCACAACCGCATCAGCGGCGCTGGCAGCGCCAACGGCAGCGTAATCAGCAAGGCCATTGGCCATGCGAGTTTGCTTGCCGGTAACATTGCTACCCAACTCATTGCGCACAATCTTGTCAGCGTGCAGCGCGGCATCTTGACCCGTCACCTTAACAGCTTGCTCGACGTGCGAGAAAAGCTCGGTGAGTTGCAGAATGTCCGTGATGCTGATCACTTGACCGTATTGCACCAAGTCAGCGTCCACATTCTCCAGGCTTAAAGCACGCTCGCCGGTAGGCTTTACGCCTTCATTCGAGAGTGTTTCGATGGCGCCAGTGCTAGGCTCGTCGAAACGAAACCAGCGAATGGTTTTGCTGCCGCTCTTGGCGGGCAACGGTGCTTTTTGCGCGAATTGTACCAACTGCAACGACTCCACAATGTAGTCGAGCAGTTCCTTTGAAAAGTACCGCTGGAATTGTGTGCTAATTCCAGAGGTTCCGGTTTCTACTGCCATTAGATTTTAACCCCTATTAATGCGTGTTACCGAAACACGGCCATCCCAGCCTGTTGCTCGTCGGCATTTCGCAAGGCGTCCACTAACTTTTCACGTTTTTGGGCCTGACTCATGTCGTCGAAGTTCTTCGGCGTGGACTCTCGTCCGGGGGGCGCTCCGGTAACACTGGTTTGTTTAGTTAGTTCATCGACCTGCGCTCGCAGATCGCCGTTTTCTTTTTGCAAAGATTCCACCTTCTTGGCGGCAATCTTTGACACTACGAACTCAACTGCATCTTGGATGCCTTCCGAATAAGCTCGGAGATGCGGGCGTTGATCCAATATGTTTTCAACGCCTCGCGCCATTTCGCTGGATGAGTCTTTCAACTCCGGGTATTGCTCCTGAAGATCCTTCAGGTTTTCAGTCCAATTAGATTGGATTGACTCAGCTACTTTGCTTTGTTCGTTCGCAGTCTTGCGTGCCTCAACTTCCTTAGCCTTTTCCAATGCAAGTTCGGCAAGTTCAGTCTCGCCGTCTTCCTTGTATCGTTCAGCCAACTCTCGGTAGTCATCCGGGGAAGTCTGATCGTCCTGAGCTTGTTGCTTCAGGGCTTCCAATTCTTCCCTCTCCTTTTTCAGGGCTGCTTTTTCCTCATTGAGTTTGTCCCAATTTCGGTCTAAGCGTTCGTTGGATTTCTTCTCTCGGTTGGTCAGAGGCTTTTCATCAGTCTCCGCATCGCTTGTTTGTTCAGGTGCCGGAGTTTCCACTTCTTGGGCTTCGGCTTCCTGTTTCGGCGCAGCAGCTTGCTCCTCATTACTCTGATTGTCCGGCGCGAGATTTCCGGACTCCTGGGGTTCCTCGCCCGCAGATGTGTCGGCAGCATCAAGTGCCGCCAGCAATTGCTCACGTTCTGCGTTCCTATCAGTGTTTTCGTCGCTCATAGTTAGTCTTCCATACTATTTAGCCACGCCAAATCATCAGTGGGCACATCGGGACGGTGATCTGAATCGGTGATCACCGACTTGGCCATTAGCGCATCCAAGGTCGCCACCGCCCCTCTAAAACCGGCGGCATAACCTGCGCGATACTCCAGATCATTTCCCGCCCTCGATGTACCGTCCAGGGACTGCTGAACCGTCATGGCGAGGAGCGTTTCCCTCAGCCGCTCCCCGGTTTGTCCCTGAAAAAATCTATTCAACTCAGCGGCATCGGTTTGACGCCACTCAGGCAATGTGCGCCAGGCGACTCCGCACAGGCGCATAAAATTGTAGGCGGCTCGCAATTTACGCAGCATATTCAGCCCCTTGGTTCGTGCCC